GCCGTTCTTCGTAATATTTGGAAGCTGGTTTAGTTTGTAGCATTTACCGTAAATTAGTGTATAATCTCCTATCCGTAAGTCCAAAGGTGTAGCCGTTGTTATTGAAATAGCTACCAAATCATCGGAAAGCAGGGCTACCTTTTGGGTAGCCTTGCTTACACTACTTATACGTGCTTTACTGAATAACGGCAAAGTCTTTCCGTCCGGGTGTATAATTATAATTTGTTCCATACAATAATTCCGTTTGTAGTGAACTCTGTTATATCTTCAATTACCCCGGCGACTATAATGTAATAAATACCGTTAGTTTGATAGGTATGTTTAATTGCGTTATTTCCTGTACAATCGCCGTAAACATCTGTATCTACTGTGCCGTCTCCCCAATAAATATTAACCATTTTATCGGACTTAAACGCTATGCTCACTTCCGCGCTACTACTATTAATTCGCTGGTGTCTTACCACCCGCTTAACCGGGTCAGCTTCTTTTAACTTCAAAGAAAAAGTACCTATCATTTTGTCGTCGTGCCATGACTTAGACACTGCTACGCCGTCTTCGCAGTAGACCTCGTAAACGAGTGGCTTTGTCGGGTGTATGGAAATCATTAAACGCTGCGTTCCGTCCTTTTGAAATAGCGAAAACAAACTATTGCAACGTTCTACGAAGTCCATTTTACCGGAAGCCTTTAACCAACAATTAAGCGTTATTTCGCGTTCTTGGTATCGTTTTTCGCTAAGGTCTATAACTTTGCCGTGATAGTCCGCCCAATCCACCGAAGCGGGACTTTTTAGCTTTGGAAGGTCAAGTACACCGGAAGAACTTTCTACACGCATTCCAAATTCGGTGAAATTAATGCCTTCTATGAAGTATTCAAGTTGTGCGACTGTGTTAAGTTCTTCTTCTATTTCCGTGTCACTTAGTACCACGTTATAGACCTTAACGTTATCTAAATCCGCATAACCGTATTCAGTACCGTATATGTCTTGTATTAAAGCTATTCCGGTAAGCGTAGAAGGCAATGTTACCGTTTTTAGTAACTGCGTATCTAAATACAAACTAACGTTATTGCCACTTTTTTTAATAACCAAAAAGCCCCAGCTTTCCGGTTCCACGTCTACCCAAATTTCGCGGCTTCCTTCTAACAGTGCCGTATTACAAAATAAGCCTATCTTTTTCCCTGAATAGCCGTCTATGTACTTATTGGCTTTAACCCACGCTAATATAGTAAAGCTACCGGATAACGGGATAACATTGTAATCTATATCCGCGTGCCCTGTACCGTCAAAATGAATACAGTTACCCTGCTTTCCTGCTGTAAAACTACAATCTACTACGGTCGCGTCGTGGCGATTCTGTGCGTAGTCATAGGCTACCGTAGAACCGTTTGCTTCGTCAAACGGTATATTTAAAATTAAGTTTTGTTCTGATGCCATAGTTATTTACGTTTATCAATTACTTTAATTTTTGCGCTATCGGACGTTTGGTTAATGTATTCTCCGCCATGTTGGATAATTGTAACCTTTGCCGAACCGCTTGCTTTTATCTCAACTTTCGCCCGGTCGGTTATATCGACACAAACGAACGTGTTATCTTTAACTTCTACCGTTAGTTTGGTATCATCACGCGCCCAAATTTGCGCCACTTCAAACCCCGAAAAGTTTGCGTAACCTTCCGATGTTCCAAAGGCTACTATACGCCGTACGCCTGCAACGTTAATAGGTTCATTTATGAATACGCCATAATGCTCGTATAATCCTTTAAACTCTGCGCGTAGCTCTGCACTTGGAAAATCATTATCAAACACGAAGTCAAGCCCTTTAACAAAAAGGGTTAGAAGCCTTTCTTTTGAATTTGCACGAAGAATATAATTATACCATTCTGAACAAATACCCTTTGCTTGCGCTTCCGCTGCTAATGCTCTTTTTAAATGTATTAAATCCATGTTCTTAGTCTGTAATTCCTTGCGAACGTAAACTATCCGAAGAAGGGTTAGTAATCTTATTTAGTATCGTTAATAGCCGCTGACTAATTACGCCTAACGTGCTATCCATATTCGCTAAATGCGTTAGTTGCTGTCGTACAAGTTGAAGCGATGTTACTTGGTTTACTCGTACTGCGTTAGTTTGTCCGGCTAACAAATCTATACTTTCCTGTGATGCTCCCTTAATCGCTCCGCTAAGGCTGGAAGGGTCGTTTTCGTCCAAACCGTTAATCAGGTCTTTGTACATATCCATAGCCGCAGAAAAATTTGCCCCCGCTGCCTGTATCGCTGTTTTGAAACGGTCTTGTTCTACCTGCGTTAATCCGTCAAACGTACCGTTTCCTTCTTCGTCAAACCCCATGTCTTTTTGTAGTTGCTTAATTGCTTTTTGTAGGGGTTTCTCTAAGAATTGTAATTTAAGGGCGTTAAGTACTGCATTTTTAAGAACGTCGTTAGCAACTTCTCCGAAAGCCTTTGCCGCGTCCTTTCCGCCTTCAAAGGCTTCTACTAAGGCGTCCGCTAAACTATCCGCAAGTTCGGTAGCGGAAGTCTGCGTAATGCTTGCCGTTATCTCTTTAATAATATCTTCTATCTTTCTTCCGGATTCGGCTATTTGTTCCCTGTATTCGTCTATTTTATCCCAATCCGTCTCCTTTTTAGACATTTCATCCGAAATCATTCCGCGTACTTCCTGCTGTTGTTTTCGTAGGTTCGCAATCATTGCCGTTTGGTTCTGATAAACGGTTTCGCCCAATGCGTTATCTACTGCGTGTTCCAATGCAGTATAAGCGTAACCTAATCTCGTTACGGCTTGCTGGTGTTTCTTTATGGACGCTTCGGCTTTCCGGTCGCGACTATTAAATAAGTCAAAGGCGGAAGAAATAAAGCCTACGGTTCCCTGTATCATTTGTGCCGGGTTCATGCTTGCGTAGCCTGCCGCAAATTGTCCCGCACCTTCAAGCATCCCGCCTATATCTCCTAATACGGCTTCGGTTTCTTCATCCATTGAAACGCCCATTTTCTTGATACCGCCTATAACGCTATCGAACGCGCTGGATACAAGGTCTATACTACTTCCAATATCTTTAAACGCGTTTTTAAAGCCTTCTTTAACCGATTTTGTTGTTCCTTCTTCTTTCGCCAAAGCAGCGTTAAGTACGGCTAATTGTTCTTCGCCTTCAACGTTCAAACCTATCGTAACCTTTTGCTTGCTAAGTTCCGCTATTTTCCGGCGCAACATATCAACATAAGAAGAACCTTCCGACAATAACCCCGCGTAAGCGTCTTTGGCTGCACCCGCTAAAATAGTATCGCTACTATTTATTGCGTCTGTATATTCCGCGTACTGTTTCTTCTTGTCTTCCAAACTCTTAACAAACGGGTCGTCACTGTCTAATAGCTTTTCTGCTTTCATAGCGGCACGAAGTTCGGCTAAGCTATCCTTCAAAGCAAGGAACGGGTTACGTTCGTGTAATTCGTCCTTTGCCTTATTTAGTTGCTCGTTAATAGCCTGTAAGTCTGCCGGGTTAAACTGCGCCGAAAATGTCACCTTTTGGCTGTTAATGTCGGTAATCAGCTTATTAATAGTTTTTGTTGAAAGCGTGGAAAGGTCACTAAATAACTGTCCCCAGCTTTCGGAAGACATAAGACGTTGCGCCGCAAGGCTGCTTAACTCTTTTTGTTCGGCTGCGTTTATTTGCGCCAACATTGCTACATTTCCGTGTTTCTCTGCTTCTTTCCGTTGCTCTGAATACTTTTGTAGAATATCCGTCTTTTGTTGCTCGTACCCTTTATAGGTTGCGAGTAATTGGTCGTAGCTTTCGCTACCGCTTTGCTTATCGTATTTCTTCTTTTGGGCTTCCAATGCTGCCAACGCTGCTAATGCTATGGATCGTTCTTTATCGGTAGAAGCCTTTGCAGCATTCGCGGTAAGAAGTTCCTTCTTTCGGGCGTAACTTTCTTCAAAGTCCAACTTTTCGGCTAAATACCCGGCGTACTCTCTAAGTAGTTGCTTTGTTTCTTCCTTAGCCTGTTTTACGGTGTCCTTTTTCGCGTCGTCTATAATTTCGGACTTTGCGTTATCTACGTCCGAATTATCGCCGCTAAGTTCCTGTTTGCGTTTCTCCAATAAATCTAACCGTTCGCCAATCGTTTGACATGTTTCTAATTCTTCTTGTAATTTAGCGTCAAAGTCTGAAATAACCGCTTCCTTTGTGGCGTTGGCTATTTCATTGTTAAGCGTACTTAGGTTCTTTAGGTCGCTGGTTGTCTTTACGGCTTTACCTTCAATGTCAGCGCGTTTGTTTTCCAAATAATCGAGGTAACTCGTACCTTCTTTTAATAATGCGGCGAACTCCGTATTTGCGGCTTGTCTTACGGTGTCGTCCTTACTTGTTACCCATTTAAGGTATTCCGCGTATCTCGCTTTACGCTTGTTTAGGTTGTCTAAATACGGGTCGTCATTATCCTTATTGCCACTGCCAGAAGAAAGGCTTATTTTCTGCGCTTCAATCTGTGTTTTTCTCTCTGCTCGTTCCGCATCCGTAGCCGCCTTCTTGTAAAGTTCCTGCAAACGGGAAAGCTCTTTTTCCGCAGCTTCTACACTTCCGGCTACAACTTGCCCGGCTTGGTTGCCTATCTGCGCTAACAAGTTTTGCTCCTGCTGTGTGAAATCTATTTGTGTGTTAATTAACCTATCATATTCAGCTTCTATATTATCTAAATTCTTTTTTGCTTCTACCCATTCGGGGTTTTCAACTTCTACGGTTGCATTTGTTTTCCGCTTAACGCCGTAGCCGTCTGTGTAATAACCGCCTGTTTGTAGTTTTGTTGCAGGTGTCTTATCTACTTTATTTTGCGCTTCTATGACGGCTTTGTATTTTTCTACTGCAAGTTCACTTGTAGCCGTTGCTTTCGCCCGAAGCATCATAGCTTGAACAAACTTAGAACTATTATTTACTAACAGTTCTTCCGCTTCCTTTGCGTTACGAATCGAAAAGCCTAAACTGCTAAATTTATCAGCATTATTTTGTACCCACTTTTCACGCTCCTTTAATGAGTCGCTTAGGCTTATCCATTCGGCTTGTAACGTCCGGTATGCTGTAACAGGTTTCCCGGCTGCTTCTGCTACCTTCTTGTTAAATTCGTCTGCTTGTTTTTTTGCTTCTGCTTGTTTTTTTTGAAACCTGCTAATAGCTACAATTATGGCTGTAATAGCCACTGATAAGCCTAATGTTAAGGCAGCCATTAACGCTTGTGCAGCAACCGTAGACCCCCACAACGCTGCTGCAAGTCGGGCATTTGCAGCCGTAAGCATGTCTTTGGCTTTGGCTACTGTAACAAGCATAAACGCACTATCTTTGTTTAAAGCGTTTGCTACTTGCTGCAAGCCTATTGTTATGCTCATAAGGCTTTGAACTCTAAGCATAACCTTTTGTAAGTTTTCATTCTCACCTGCAAATAATGATACCGCTCCCTGTGCCGCGCTAAATGCTCCAACGACACCGCTAATACCTGCAATCATACCTTGCAAACCTTGATTATCGTGGCTGAAAATTTTTGCTTGAGCGTTAGCGTCACCTATTGCGTTAGTTAGTCGCCCCGCTTCCTGCTGTAACTCTATAAATTGTTGCGTTCCACGTTGTCCGGCTTCTTCCATTTCCGCTAATTGTTCGCGAACGTTGCGTAGCTGGGTTCTCAGCGAAACATGTGCATTAGCGTTCTTTTCTACTGCTTCTTTTTGTTTGTTTAAGGCTTGTTCTTCCGCTAATAAAGCGTCCGCTGCCTCTTTCGCTTTGGCTATTAACTTTTCCCTTAGCGTTATTTCTGCCTTTATACTACTTTGTGCTTCCGTAAAGCGTCGGTAATCGGCATCGCGCCCTTCACTAAAAGCCTGCGCCGCTGCTGAACCAAACTCTTTATATTTGGTCTTAAGCGTTTCTAATTCTGCTTTATTGAGGTCTACAGCCGTGTCAATGTCCGCAAAACCTTTTTCAATGGTAGCCGCCGCAGTTTCAAAGGCTGCATCTACACTTTTCCCACCTGTTACGGCTGCTGTACTAAAAGTTTGTATAGCCTTCTTGCTTTGGTTAAGTACCGCTATAAGTTTTTCGTTACTTCCCGAAATTTCAAAGGACAAACCACCGCCTTGTATATTCATCTGTTAAACCTATTTATTAAGTCCATTACTTCGCCTGCATTTTCTTCTGTTAATACTACTTCGGTAGTTCCCGGTTTCGTATCTCCTTCTTCAACGCCCGGCGCGTCTATTAACATTCTCTGTACCGTTCCCCACGGAATACCATGTAGAAGATAGTCCAACGTCCAGCCGAAGTGTGCGCAAACCGAACCCCGGCGACCGTGTGGGCTTTTTAATCCGGTTGCTCTATAAGTTGTGTCGGGTCGCTTGTGCGTGTTGCGCTCATCAATCTTATAGAGTTTATAAAATCCCCTAAATTGCTTACGTTGGTTATCAATATCGCAAGTGTAAGAAGCTGGGAAGGCGTTATAGTATGAAGAAAAAGGTTAGAAAGATTATCTAACCGGCTTGCGTTAGGCTTCCGCGTATATACCCCGCCTTTCTCTGTGGTGTCGTAGAAATCTTCTCCCAATACGGCAAGGGCTACTACTTCGGCAAGTTTACCCGCTTCCTTTGTAGCTAATTGCTTAGCCGTTATTAAATAGTCTTCGTCGTTTAATTTAGCTTCGTCTATTGACATTTGTAGCCAAAGGGAACTAAGGTTATCAAGTGTCGCCAGCGTCGGCTCTGCAACCCTAAAAACCTTCTTTTCCTGTATTTTCTCTCGTTTACGTAGAAAGCCTAATAAACCGGGTTTCCTGCGCGTGTAGGTTACTTCAATATCGAACGTAACACCTTCGTTTATCATGTGTCTTAATTCGCTTTGCTCGCGTTCTAAGACTTCTAATTTATCGTTATTATCCATTGTTCTATTAAGTAAAGAAATGCCCCGAAATTAAAGTAACGGGGCATTTCGGTTTGTTTTAAATTCACTCTCCACAATTAAGA